TCACCGCAGGTGAGAAAGTTGCAGATATTGCAAGTCGCGGCGCGGCAAGAGGCAAGCAAGCCGCAGGTGCTACAAGAGATTTCATGCGAGATAAAGTTGCACCGGGTATCGCGGCAGGTGCAGGTGCAACTCGCGATTTCATGCGAGATAAAGTTGCACCGGGTATGGCATCAGCCGCAAGTGGTGCGAAAGATATGGCAGGTCGCGCCGCAAGTGCAACAAGAGAAAAGGGACGACAGGCTCTTGGTGCGGCAAAAGAGTTCTTCTCCGGCAGAATGGGTCGCGAAGCAGACGGTTCAGCCAAAGAAGGATTCCGCGCAAGAATGTCAAGATTGGCACAAGGTATCAAGAATACTCCAAAAGCAATGGCTGAAAACCGAGCCGCAAAGCGCGCTCGTATCAGCAACGAAGGTCAACAACGCGAACAAGAACAGAAGATTCGTCGTTTCAAAGACACTATGCACAGTGGTGGAACTCAAGACCAAAAGGATGAGTTAGCGGGTATGCAAGACGAATACAACCAAATCGGTCAAAAACTTCAAGACCCGAATGCGAAGATGGGTTTGCGACGCAGGATTCAACAAATCGGACAACGCGGAGCAGAAGAAGCACCGGCAGAAGAAGCACCGGCAGAAGATACGCCACCGCCAATGACAGAAGAAGCACCGGCAGAAGATACGCCACCGCCAATGACAGAACCAACAACAGGAACGCCCGAAACAGCATCACCAATCCCAACACCTGCGGAAGCCGTTGAGGGAGGCGCAAGCGCACCGGCTGTTGAAGCGGCGGCTACTGACACAGCAATGCCGGAAGAAGCAGAAGAAGACCCTTACGCGAACTTTTCGGGAGAAGGCCATGACGGAGCAAAAGAGTTCGGTGGCGCAAAAACAACGCGAGGTAAAACTTCTCGCTCACTTGTTGATGCAATGAGAGGCTACAAAGGAAAAGACTTTGGTGAGTTGGAACAGGCGATGAGAGCCGTTCCTACAAAGAGTGGAGGTAAGCGAAGACTGACACCTTATCAAAGGAGAATGGCGGCAGAACACGCTAAGAGGCGAGGATTCGGACCGGATATGGGCGACGATTCACCGCCACCAATGGAAGCACCGGATGCACCGGACGCACCGGATGCACCGGAAGCCGACGAAGCACCTCCGAAAGAAGAAGTCAAAGCGCGACCTTTGGTTGCTATGAGCGAAGACCCAATGAGTAGTGCTTGGAACGCGTTGATGATTTTGAAGCATAGGTGATGATGGCCTATGGAGGGCTTAAGCCTTGAAACCCTTGAAGAAATTGACTACGAAGTAGCAAAACGCGACTTCAAGTTTTTCTTTGAGGATATTCTCGGTTTTCAACTCTCATGGCATCACGAACAATGGTATGATAATCTTGAGGCGCAACGCAGATATTGTGTTAAAGCGGCGCGTGACCACGGTAAATCAACACTGTTTCTTGGCTATCTTTTGTGGAAAGTCGCGTTCAATCCAAAATGCAAGGCTGTTCTTATCAGCCACAGTCTGCATCAATCCATTCACCACATGAGAACCCTCAATGACCTCATTGACGGAATACCATTCCTCGCGAAAATGAAGAAAGCAGATTCGTGGTCAAAGACATTCTTTGGTTTCACAAACGGTTCAAACATCAGCGCGAAGTCGGTTGGTGGTGCTATTCGTGGTATTCACCCCGACCTCATTCTTTGCGACGATATTCTGTGGGGAACGACAGATACGGAACTGCAAAGAGTCGCGAGTTGGTTTTATGAGGTTCTTGTTCCGACATTGCACCACTCGTCAAAACTGATGATTGTCGGAACACCGTTTACCCCAACTGACCTTTACACTGAATTAGAACAGCGTGATGGATATTTGGTTGAAACTTATCCTGCGATTGATGCGAAAGGTGTTGCTCTTTGGCCGGAACGATGGGATTTAGATTCACTTGATGCGCGTCGCAACGATATGCCCGCCATTGCATTTGCGCGTGAGTATTTGTGTGAACCGATGGACGATATGAGCAGTTTGTTCCCGTCTGTTGTTTTGCAAGCCGCGAAAGACAGCGACTTAACATTGCTTAATCGCGCAGTTGGCGACCCCGATGACCAATACTTCGTCGGTTGGGACCCTGCTATTTCATCGGACAGAAGTGCCGACTACACGGTTATGGTCGTGCTTCGTCGTCCATCAACAAATCCCGAACTCCTTGAGTTGGTTCATGTTGTCCGCAGAAAGAACATGGACTTCCGCACACAGATTACGGAGATTCAAAAAATCAACGCGAAGTTCAATCCCGATGTGATTGAACTTGAAGCCAACAACTTTCAGCGTGTTTTCGCAACTGAACTTCGCGCGGACACAGACTTACCAATTAAGACATTCATATCCACACGCCAACGCCGAGAGTCGCTACTCATGGGTTTGGTTATGCGTTTTGAGAAAGAGCAAATGAGGCTACCGTGGGGCGATGAGCCTTCCCGAACCCTTATGAGCGAGTTAGAACGCGAATTACTCATGTTCGGCATGTCCAAGAAGGGTAAGTTGGATAGCATCGGTCGCCACGATGACTTTGCTATCGCTCTTGCATTGGCGCATTGGGGGACGACCGAGTTCCGCGAACGAATTGTGGATATTGACGAAATGATGGCGGGGTTGATTGATTGACTGAATACGAATATATAATGCATGAGCCGATTACGGCAGAAGAATTAGCAATGATGAATGACGAAGACATCGCGAAAGAGGTGTCGTTTTGCACATGTTGTTCGCCGTTTGACATCGCAAACACGGTGCTGAAAGCGAAGAAAAAGAGCAAGCCGTTTCATGGTTATAACCCAAACAAGCACAGTCGCAAAGGTGGGTTGAATGCGAAAGGTCGCGCCGCCGCGAAGCGAAAAAGCGGTGCGAATCTCAAACCACCTGTGACAACCAAACCGAGCAAACTCAAACCCGGCGGCAAGAAGGCCAAGCGCAGGAAGTCTTTTTGTGCGCGGATGAGTGGAGTCAAAGGACCAACAAGTAAGGGTGGTAAAATGACTCCAAAAGGCGCGGCTCTCAAGAGGTGGAATTGTTGAATGAATGTGGTTGCAATCATTGCGTATGCAACAATGCCGCGTTTGATTCTTTAGAAAAGAAACTTTGTCCCGCAGGTAAAGCGGCGGCGAAAAAGAAGTTCAAGGTTTATCCGTCTGCATACGCGAACGGTTGGGCTGTTCAATACTGTCGCGGTAAGTTCAAAGGCAAGAAGAAAGGAGGCAAGAAGAAATGAAAGACAAATGTTGTTGCGGCGCAACGAAAAAGACACCATGCGTTTGCATGATGAAAGACAAAATGGAGTGTTCTAAAACTGCACCTAAATGCCCTTGCTATGCTTTGTTAGACAAGCAGAACAAATCATCATTGAAAAAGATGGTAGCGCGATACGAAACATATTGAGTATGATTGTTATGTGGTCGGGGTCAATTCTCAAAGACGAAGCATTTGAAGATGTCTTTGATTCGCTATTGAAAAACTCAATTCAAGGCGGTAAAATTGGCGACGGCGAACCTACGACCTCCGAAGGTCAAGGAGAATTAGCCGGTGCGACTGACCCACCAAAACCAAACAAAATACAGGAAGAAGAAGAGGAAGACGAAATTGTTGATGCTGTCACGCAACGATTGAAAAAGAACATGCCGCAAAACGGTTGGTTTCAATCAATGTTTGGTAAAGACGCAGAAACGATGGTCAAAGACCTGCGAATGGCTCGTCGCGAAAGAAAAGATATGCGCGATGATATTGACCTCGCAATCAACGCTATACGGTTAGCAAAGAAAGAAGAAGTTGACTCAACTCTCAAATCATTATCATGGACGGATAATCATTTGTCATCAATAAGGGGGCTTGGTGTGTCCGATAGAGATTTACAAGCGTTGAGGAAACATGGTTCTTCGCGAGAGTTTGCTTTGAGGCGAGCATGTAGTGAATGGGAAAAGGCGAATGATGTCATTTCAAAATTGGCTCAAGTTGAAGGTGATTTTGACGAAAACCAATTAGAAATGTGGTTGCAAGCAAATCAAATGAGAAAGGATGCGAAGAAGCAATGGAAACAAACATTACATTCAATTGATAATATCAAGAAGCAAGAGGCTATTTGGCTTACGCGCGCAACAGATGTTCTCACACAAAGAGGACCATTATCATCAAATGAGATTTTCAATTCAATCGGTTCTCCGAAACATCTTAGCGTTCGCAAAATGGCATCCCTCTTGAAGATGCATGGTGTTGAATATGACATTGAGAAAGTAGGAACAAACTACGGAATAGTTCGCGATGACTTCGTTATTGTCAAAGACATTTGGGCTTACGCGGCAGGATTCCTTGACGCTGATGGCTACATTACCATCACAAAGCGAGGTGAACCAAGAGCCGGTTTTGTCGCAACAGGTGGTCGCGGTAAGATTCATTGTGAGCAGTTGCACAAATCTCTCGGTTGTGGTGTGCTACAAACTGATTTGAAAATACACAAGAACAGCAAACGCACACAACATCGTCTTCAATTCTATGGCGCGGATGATTTGAGAAAATTGCTGAAAGGTATTCGTCCTCATTTACAAATGAAAAAAGCACAGGCCACTGCTGTCTTGCAGTTGCTTGATTTGAGAGGGGCTAAGAGCAACCTTGTCAAAGCAAGGAGGGATGAACTTTACCGCGTCGTCAAATGGGAAAATTGGAAGGATGTTCCCGAAGAGCGCGATAAATTGCTCCGAGAGTGGAAAGTTGAAGAGCATGAAGTCCTTGCATGGGGACAACGGGACAATGAAGTTATCCAACTTGTTGACGATATTCACCGTATAGAGAGGTTGATTTGATGGTTGAAGAAAAGAAAGGTGTTGTAGGTCGTTTCCTCTCTTCGTTATCAAAACCGTTCCGAAGACGAACCACACCCGAACCTATTATGCCTTTATGGAAGGCAGGTATTCAAGAACCTGTTCTCGTTCAAGGTGTGAGCATTCCTGCCCTTTACGCGACGGTGCAAGAATCCGTTGTGCTAAGAACCACAATCAACACACTTTGCCAAGAAGTGTTTCGTCGCGGTCATTATTGGCAGAAGAAGTTTCACAAGAAATGCACCAATTGCAAAGAAGAATACAAACACGACACCGTTGAAACATGTCGCATCTGCGGTAATGAAGAGTTTGATACTCCCGATGTTGACCAAATCCTTTACCCGCGTTGGTTTTTAGAACAAAGAAACAGCATGGACCAATCGTTTATGGATGTTATGCGCGAGATTGAATGGGACTTGGATATTGTTGATGATGCGTTCCTCATCCTCATTAAAGAGTATTTCATTGACCCCGACAACGGAGAGATTTCATTCTTCCGTGTCAAAGAAGTCATGCGTGGCGACCCAACCTTCATGCGAATAGTCGCTGATAAAAGAGGTTCGCGTGGTGGTAGGTATCTTATCTGCCCTGTTCACCGCGACAAAACTTATCCTCACAATGGCGACCATCACAAGTGTGATGTTTGCTCTTTACCTCTCCAAGATGTTCACTACATCAACACAGCAGGTAGCGGTAAGACACAGTATTACATTGATGGGGAGATTCTTCATACAAGCAAATACAACCCGTCTAAATTGTATGGCCGAAGCCCTGTTGCTACAATGTGGCGACAGGCACAAACACTCACAGCAATGGATAATTACATTTATCTCGCGTATCAAAAACGAAGAATACCTCGCGGTGTCCTCGCAATCACAACCGATAACATTCAATCAACTGCATCGTTTTGGAAAGGTGCAGAAGAAAAAATGGAGCGCGACCCTCATTACATTCCGAAGGTTGGTATTGAATCAGCATCGGGTCGCGGTAAAGTTGAGTTCGTTCGTTTCATGGACAGTCTTGATGAAATGCAATACGCGCAAGTTCGTGATGAAGTAAGAATGCGGATTGCCGCGTTCTATGGTGTATCAAGCATTTTCATGATGGATGCGGGCAAGTCCGGTGGACTCAACAATGAAGGTATGCAAATCCTTGTCACTAATCGCGCTGTTGAATACGGACAGAAAATATACGCAAAGAATCTATTCCCGCGATTACTTCAAGCGATGGGTGTTGAAGATTGGGAATTGACACTTTATCCGAACGAAGAAGAAGATGATGTCACAAGACTACGCCGCGATGAGCAAGAAGTCAATATCGCACAGCGTATGCAACAACTTGGTTTCCAAGCAGAACTTACAGAAGATGCAGGTCGCGATATACGATTCGTTTACTCAAAGCCCGACCCACAGCAACAACAACAACCACCACAAGGCGGAGGCGGCGCACCTCCGATGGGTGGCGCACCTCCTATGCCCGGTGGCGGAATGCCTATGCCGCCACAACAAGGGCTACCTCCGGGCGGGGGAATGATGCCACCGGGAGGCGGGGGGCTACCTCCGGGCGGCGGACCTCCGCCCGGCCAACAAGGGCAACCAATCATGATGATGGAGAAAGGCGGTATGGTGGGTCTTGGTGAAGGAACAGGGCAACGCGATAATGGACCTGCACCGCTTTCGTCGGAAACACATTTGAGTGGCGCGCCCACATCAAAAAAGAACCAAAGAGGTTCGGAAAAAACGGTCACAGAACAAGCACTTGACGCGGTTGATGCCGCGAAAGACCCGACAAGCAAGAACAAAGAAAGCGGGTTTTAAGTGCCGATACCTTCAAGAGTCGGGCGGTAGTGGGGTTATCCATGACCGACCTACTGAATAAGATGGACCCGATGGTTCGTAAGTTGGAAACCGCGATGGCGGAGTTCAAAGTTGCTCTCGCAAATAACGACCTTGTATCAGCAGAACAATTCCTGCGCAGTATTCAATCAACGAGCGATTATCTCGCTGATGATGTCACCGCGATTTACAAATCGCAAACCGATAACAAAATTGAAGGTATTAACGACCGATACGCGGGTGGCGTTCCTGTAATGCGATTCAACAGTATTGAAAATGTCATTGCTAAAGGAGAAGCGCGACCTTTGGGTTATATTGGCCCGGACAGAATCGGTGGCGTTTTCAAAAAGCAAGGGCAGGTGTGATACTTGAGCGATGAACCCAACGCTATGCTACTGATGAAAGCACTCATCGGCAAAATGGAGAGCATGGATGCAGAATTGAACATGTTGCGAAAGCAAGTGTCTAATCCTCAAGCCATGCTTCGCAAGTCGGGATTTGTCAAAGCCATAACACCTGCAAGCGAAGATGTATGGGGCGACCCCCTTCGCGGAGAGCGCGATGAAGTCATTTCTAAAGCAGGTGGCGGGGTCAACGAAAGTTTAGGTATAACAATGCCATCAACAAATGAAGAATGGCACGAAATGAGTTGGGATGATATTCACGCAATGGCTAACACAGCCGCAGAAGCAGAAGGAAGGAGGATTGACCCACAATGAAGCCAATGAAAGTTGAAGCAGGGCAACACGCGCCCGATTTAGAAGCACTACTCAAAGAAGCCAAAGCCGTTGAAGGTAAGTTTGGCTCAAAGAACGCTGACGCGTTCCAAAGCGTTCGCGGTGTTGAAACTGTCAAACCCGGTTATTATTGGACGAATCAATTGCCGGTTGAAGTTGAAGATGTCAAACGCACCGAACCAAAGGCCGAGTCTGTTGACCTAAGCAATATCAAAGCGAATCCACATGAAGGCGCACTACCTGCTCACGAAAACAACGCAGGTGGCGACCCGGATAAAAGCCCACCAAGCGCGTTTAATCTAACAGACTACTATTGAGGTGGTGGTCGTGTGTCAAAAGAGAATGCAATTCGTTATCACCAACGCGTGATGAACGATTACATTCAAGCGCGATTCATTCACAAGTCCGAGGCACTTAACGAAGCCGCAGATGTTCTGTTTAGCAGAAATAACCTACTCAATTACGGCTACGCGCTACCACCATTTATTCGTGAAGTTGAGGCGTATATCCAAAAAGCCGTTGAGATTGAAAGAACAGCACAAGACCAACAGCCCGGCGCACCAAATCGGGACGAGCAAGGGTATGGTGAACCTGCAACCCTGTCCGATAGAGCATGGCGACGCATGATGCGCGAAGGCCATGCAGGGGCGCAAACAGGGGTGGGTAAACGACACTCGCGAAAAATGCGCGATGTTGTCGGAAGAGATTTGGACACAGATGACCCGAATCCAAAAGCGCGCAGAAGAGCGTTAGAACGCATATTTCGTTGGCGAGGTAATCACAGCGAAAACCGTCAAAAGACCGAGTTTCAACCTCACAAAGCACACCATTTAGCAAAACTCGGCTTCTTTGGTCGTCCGGGCGCAACACCCAACCTACACAGTCATACCCCGTTGGCCTTCAATCTCATTCAAGAAACATATCATCGCTCACCCGGCAAATTAGACGAGATGATGATTGAGGCTGAAAAACACATGCCATCTGCCACGACAAGCGACCTCATGCTTGGTAAGTGGAGTGGTGATGGTGTCACACATGAGAAATTGAGAAAGGCCGCGTTGGACAGATTTAGGGTAGCGCATAATGAAAAGTTCCCTCAAAGCAGACAGCCCGACATCAACGATTTTTTCCACCACAAGATGTATGAGTTGCGTGGTGTTCCAAGCGACCAACTGTTTGAAAGCGACTTGTATGACCAAGATACAGGACAGATGACCTACGCGAACATTGATGACATGGTGAAACAAAACCGACATCGCGAAATGGGATTCTTGCCTGTTATGCTTGGTATTACGATGCTTGACTACGAAGACCAACTCAAAGTGATTGATTGGATGGTGAGTGGCGGAGGTGCGAAGACGGACGAGAACGGAAAGTTCCTTGCCTCCGAGAGTTTTGATGATTCACTACTTGAGGAAGCATTTGGTGGTGAGCAACATGCGCGCGGTTTCGTATCTCGGAACATGAAGTTGTTTTCCAAAGCACTGCACCAACTCTATTCCGGCTTCCCCGGCAGTTCACATGCAGGGACAGTTGCGGGGCGACCAAGCGATGAACAGATGAAAGGGTTTCAAGACCGTTCGCCAAAACTTGTCAAAGACGCGGAGGGCAATTGGCAACGCGTCGCAGGTAAGAACTCAATCCAAAGAAGGCGCGAAGAGTTTGCGAAAGACCCCGAAGCGGTCAATGACAGTTGGCGACAGAAGGGTATCAAGTTTGACGCAGACCGTTATGATGAGATGATTGAAGAAGTGCTTGGTAGGAGTATAGCGGCGAACATTCGTAAAGTGACAGGCATCAAACACAAGAAGGAAATGCCGATTATTCCCGACTTTGAATATGCAATCAAGTTGGGTATCGTGTCGCCCGAAGATGTGCAAGAAGCGCAGAACCACATTGTAGCAAGCGCGAATCATCAAATATCCACAGCAGAACACTTCGGTTTGCTTGAGAATTACAATCACACTCACAAATTGAAAGACCACACTTTTCATCCCAAAGACGAGCCGGAATATGAAGAAACACCGCTTGACTTTATGGTTCACGCTTTGGGTAATGGTATGGGTTCACTTTCGCGCGAATGGCATGAGATAGCAGACGCATTTGCGGAGTTCGCGCCCGGTGTGTTTTTCAGCAACTTGGCGAAAGAAGTGCCTCCGAAGATTTTTCCTGCTCGCGGCCTCCCCGATACGAGAGGCAATTACAAGGG